CTTTGCAGAACAGATACTCAGATGATCCAGATATGCAGAAATTGCTAACTGGTCGCGGGTGTGATGTTTCTACTTTGAGAGGCATGTACGATCTTACCCCTATCTTGACAGAATCAGTTTATAAAGATTTTGCTAAATACCACGAAACGCTTGACTATACTTTCAATAAAATGGAGTATTTGGAACAAGCAGCTGAGTGGCTTTATCAGCGAAAAATGAACGTACTGAAAAGTAGGCGACCTCATTATCTTAATTTTGATGAAGTTTTAGAAGGCATTGACAAAACAAAGTCTGCCACAACTTTCTTTGCTGGACATCCCTTGTATAAAAACAAAGGTTCTGTTCTCTTAGATGTTGATTTTCTGAAATCTTTCGTCATTTTTCTTGATGGTTATTCAAAGGGGGAACCTTATTATATTCCCTTTTCTGCTTTCCAAAAAGAAGAGATTAGACCTCATGAAAAGATTCTTTTGAAGAAGATGCGTTCGATAGTTGTTGGATCTATCTACTCTCTTATTCTTGGCCATATGCTTTACGAAGATATGGATATCAAGATGCAAGAAGGTTGGATAGAATTCATGACTGGAATTGGAATGTCTCCTTTTTTTGGAGATTATGATCGCTTCATACGCCGTGTTATGAAACCTAAGAACAAGTTCTATTGGTATTCAGACATTGGTAAGTATGATTCGCGACAGGCATTCATTTTCAGCCTTTACGAATCTTACGTATCTTCCCGAGTCTATGGAGACCATAGGCCCATGTTTTATGACCTCCTTGGTTCTTTAAAGAAATATGCTGAAGAACTCGGCATAGAGGATTTTGAACTCAACCCTACTTACCTTCGTTGTAGATTAGTAGAGGATGAATGTTTAGGTCCTACAATTTTACCTCATGGTGAAGTTGTTCTTACTGAACGTGGAGAAAAGTCAGGAAACCATCGTACAGGACATGCCAACACCGGACGTTACAAACTCGTTGAATTTACAGCTGCTTCGCAATTTTACGACAGCTTAGCCGATTATGAACGTGATGGAAATGTTGAATTCCATACTGGAGACGATGAAATTGGGTCTGGCCCCAGACTCGATGTGCATGAAGAAACCCTGTCCATTTGGAGAAGTTTAGGTGCTGATGTTGAAGACCATGTCGTAGATAATATTTACGACACAGAGTATTTAGCCGCCCGACCAGTAATGGTAAAACTCGACAATGGACTTGAGTTCTTTGCGCCATCATTTAACACCAGCAAGGTTGTTGCTGGACTTTGTTTTAAGAATGGCAATCCCAAGAAGGATCCACTTATCGATATGAATCGACTGTGTGCTGCCAGGTTATTAGCCCAGTGGACTGATGACAAGGATATGCTCACAGGAGTGATCACTGATTGGAAGAAGGCTAACCCCTTCTTTGCTGACCACATTCTCGTTAATCACAGTGAACGTGAAGTGGTCTCTTTCTACATTGGGGATTTCGAATCTTCTTTTTTGGACAAGAATACCCCCTCTAAGTGTCACTCGGTTGCCAGCATTAAAGACAATGCGCCGAGTGAAAACATTTCAGTCAACAAACCATGCCTAAAAACGCTATTGTACTCGTCCCTTCCGTTAAGAAGCGGCGACCTCGAGCCAGAGCCAACAAGAAAAAGTCCAAACAGCTCCGAGTTCTTCGAACTCGAGCAGATGGTGCCTATACTGTTGGAGGAGCTCAAAAGAAGGTCGTTATAGAAGAGATGCACCGTAGCGTGGTGCCTAAGGTGTCTTCTCGCATATCGGCTTCATCCAAGTCGTTAATGGTTCAATCCATAGCGAAAATGATAACCTTACCCAAGGAGTCAACTCCCATTAGATATGGTACAGCTTACAACGAAGAAGCCACTGCGATCGCCAACCCTTACGAAATCGTGAAGGCTGATTGGTCCACTGGTGCTGCAACCACAATTCCTGCTGCTGATAATTTCGCTTGCGCATTTCGATGTGCTGAGCGAGCATCTGTTACTTATTTATTTAACGCTGCTAATCAAGGCTTCAATTATGAGATGTATGCCGTTTCTAAGACTGCTTCAATCAATGAGAACCCACCTGCTCCTGCCAAGACCGGAACCTTTGTTGTTACCGGCCAATCCTATTTTCCAGTTAGGTTTGCAAAACCCTCCATGACGTTTAAACCTCACGGTAATGTTATGTTTTGTGGTACCCCTACAGGTAATCCTGGAGAGGGTCAAGCTAGATTTTTATGGTTTGACAAAGGCATTGAAGTTACCGGGATATTTTCTGGCTTCAGTGCTGTTCAAACTTTAACCGTCTTGTTTGATTTATGGAATCCTGAATCAACTGTCCCTGATATTCAGTCGACAAGTCAAGCAGGAGCTGTATCTACCACTTTTGCCTGGACTCTTACTGTCACCAATCCTGGTTATTATGCCATTAGAGCGGCTGTAACTACCAGTGCTACTGGTGCCTTGTCCGGTGCAACATTAACATATTCAGCTGTGAATATGGGTGGAACTATCAATGGAATCTTTGCTCATAGGCCCC